GATTGGGGGTATTCATCTGCGGCTTGCGTTCTCTGGATTGCAGTGGACTTCGATAACAATTTCTGGGTATACAGAGAGTACTACACCCAAAGAGTTACGGCAGACGTTTTCGCAAAGCAAGTTCTTGAACGAGAACAAGGTGAATATATTAGATACGGAATCTTGGATTCTTCAACTTGGTCAAGACGAGGGGATGCTGGCCCTAGTATTGCAGAGACTATGATTAGAGAAGGTTGTAAATGGAGACCATCAGATAGGTCGCCACGAAGTAGAATAGCAGGTAAATTAGAACTACATAAGTTATTATCTAAAGATGAAAATACTGGACAACCAAAATTAAAAGTATTTTCTAATTGTATAAATCTAATTAGAACATTACCAATGTTGCCAATAGATAGAAACAATCCAGAAGATGTAGATACACATGCAGAAGACCATGCGTATGATGCTCTTCGATATGGAGTGATGAGTAGAACTGTCCATCCAAAAAGTTATGAAGCAAATAGATACACAGAAAAAGAAAAGTTTAAACCTTCTGATAGAGTTTTTGGATACTAATGCCTAAAGCAAAGTATTGTGATTGTGTTAGTAAAATACCAGACACTGTAAAGATAGGTTATAAAAATTATAAGCTAGAAGAATGGAAACAAACTGTAGCTAGTGCAAATGAAGCACAAGGACAATTTTTTTCTAAAGAAGGTGTTATAGGATATACTTCTGATGAAGAGGGTGTTTCTCATGCTAATACTATATTACATGAAATAATACATGGTGTTATTTATCAATGGAATATAGATGTAGGAGAAAAAGAAGAAGCCATAGTTAATGGTATAACGAATGGTTTAACGACTGTTTTTGTAGATAATCCAGATTTAATGGGGTATCTTAAAAATAAAATTTTGGAGGAATAAATGCCAGAAGACGTAATGAAAAAATACAAACAAGGTGAACTTCCTGCTGATTATTCAAAAGATGCACCAGTAGGACAGAAAATTGACATGACTATTCATGCCAATGATGAAACAAGACCAAACGACTTTCCTAAACAAGGAAAGAAAAATAAAGTAGACCCTGCTGTTTTTAGAATGGCAGATGAAAGAGATTACTAGGAGGAAAGATGGAAACACCAATTAAAATGAAAAAATACATGCAAGGCGAACTTTCTGAAGTAGCTGATGGTGCACCTGCAAAAGAAAAACCTCAAGCGGGAATGTTAAAAAAATATTCTCAAGCAGAGCTTTCTAATGTGCCAGATACACCACCTGCAAAAGAAAAACCAGATGCAGGCATGTTAAGAAGATATACTCAAGGTGAATTATCAGACGCAAAAGAAGCAAAATAAAAAATGGCAGATAAAAAATCAGCCGATATTTTATCTTTAACTGATACAGATAAAGACTCTACTGAAAATTATGAGGTTGCAGGATTAGCAGGACTTGTAAAAGGTAAATTTACAGAAGCAGAAGATGCTCGTAAATTTGATGAAGAGCGTTGGTTAAGAGCATATCGTAACTATAGAGGAGTTTATGGTAATGATATGGCCTTTACAGAAAGTGAAAAGTCAAAAGTATTTGTTAAAATAACAAAGACTAAAGTTCTTGCGGCATACGGACAACTAATAGAAGTTCTATTTTCTAGTGGTAAATTTCCAGTAGGAGTAGAGCCTACACCTATTCCAGAAGGCATAGTAGAATATGCTCATGTGTCAAAGTTTAAAAAACAAGACGAAGAACCTCAAAGTCCTTATGGATATCCAGGTGATGGTAATGAATTAAAACCTGGTGCAACAAGTATACTTGGAGGTTTGAAAAACAAATATGAAGGTATAGGTTTTGTTGAAGGAGAGGCAAAAGATGGAAAGTCTGAACCTCAAATTAGTCCTGCAGAAGAAGCATCGGCTAATATGGAAAAACTTATACATGACCAACTAGAGGAATCTAGTGCTGTAAATGTATTAAGGCATGCTTTATTTGAATCAGCATTACTTGGTACTGGAGTTATTAAAGGGCCTTTTACATATGAACAGACAAGTCATAGTTGGGAAAAAGACCCTGTAACAGGAAAGAATGCATATTCTCCAAAAACTAAATTAGTTCCAAGAATAGAGTCAGTTTCTTGTTGGGATTTTTATCCAGACCCAGATGCAGTAACTATTGATGATGCGGAGTATGTAATACAACGTCACGTATATACTCGTTCACAAATACGTGATTTAATGAATAGACCTTATTTTAGAAAAGAAGCTATTCGTAATGCATTAAACATGGGGCCTAATTATGAAGCTCGTGGTTATGAATCATCATTAAAAGATAGAGAAAGCACTAGTGAATATGATAAAAACAGATATGAAATATTAGAGTTTTGGGGAACACTAGATACTGACCTTGCTATGGAAGCAGGATTAGAATTAGATGAAAATGATATGGACGATATGGATGAAGTCCAAGTTAATTGTTGGGTATGTAATGGTGAAGTAATTAGATTAGTTTTAAATCCATTTACACCTACAAGATTACCTTATCTAATTTGTCCATATGAAATAAATCCATATCAATTTTTTGGTATTGGCATACCAGAAAATATGGATGATGCACAAACAATTATGAATGGCCATGCACGAATGGCTATTGATAATTTAGCACTTGCAGGTAATTTAGTATTTGACGTAGATGAAACTATGTTAGTGCCAGGACAAGATATGAAAGTATTTCCTGGTAAAATATTTAGAAGACAAAGTGGTATGCCAGGTCAAGCAATACATGGAGTTAAATTTCCTAACACAGCAAATGAAAACTTAATGATGTTTGATAGATTTAGACAATTAGCAGATGAATCTACAGGCATTCCATCGTACTCACATGGAACTACAGGAGTACAATCTACAACTAGAACAGCGGCAGGAATGTCAATGTTAATGGGAGCGGCGGCTCTTAGTATAAAAACAGTTATAAAAAATATTGATGATTATCTTTTACGACCTTTAGGTGAAACATTATTTGCATGGAACATGCAATTTAATGAAGATACTCCAGAAATAAAAGGAGACCTACATGTAAAAGCAAGAGGTACAACATCACTGATGCAAAAAGAAGTAAGGTCACAAAGATTAATGACTTTCTTACAAGTTGCATCAAATCAAAATTTGGCTCCGTTTGTTAGATGGCATTCTATATTATCTGAAATTGCAAAGTCACTTGATATAGAACCAGAAAAATTAATAAACGACCCAGAGAAAGCGGCAATCTTTGCAAAAATAATGGGGATGGCAAATGGAAATCAACAAAATCAAAACGATAATAAACAGTCCGCAATGGCCAATGATGGAGGAGCTCCTACGGGAGCGGATGCAGACGACCTTACAGGCGTTGGCGGTGGCAACATCGGAGTTGGAGGTGTACCGACTCCAGGGGAAGATAGCTTCTCTGCAGGAACTGATGAAGATGAGGGAGCAAATTAAACGAAAATGACAGAGTACAAGGGTAGTAATATAGGACTAAATTATGATGCCGCTACAGGCACTTGGGGTTTTACAAATGAACCTCAAAGTTTTGTAGATGTAAATGCTTTTAGCACTACAGATGTATCTTTTCCATACGTAGAACCAGATACAGATGCACCAGAAGACGAAACTCCAGACCCTTGTCCACCAGGTTACATTTATGATAGACAACTAAAACAATGTGTACCAGACCCAGATTATCAAAATCCGTTTTCACCTAGACAACAAGATACTGTTACTAATGACCCAAACAGAGATAATCCACAAGCTGAGTTTATAGAATTTGATGCTTCAACTGAAAGTGGTAGAAAATTTATGTTTGACCATGCAGTTAAAAAAGGTTACGTTGACCAAGATGGAAATCTATTAGGCCCACCAAAAGCACCTACATTACCTATGGGTATGACAGCGGTAGCACAATTTGGTATTAATAGACAATACAATAGATGGTTAAAAGAATTAGGTAAATATGATGCTGAAATGAAAGCAAAAGGTTTACCAACTGGATTTGCACAAGCAATAGGTTATGCAAAAATATTACCCAGATTTTATGAAACAACTAGTGCAACACAATTAAGAGGTAGAGACGTTGATGTATCTGATGATGCTACAATTAAAACTACAGATAAAACTGTAGATACCTCAGTAACTTTAGACGATGATTTAGATAGTCAAATAACTGAAACAAAAGCGGGTGAACCTGTAGATATAATTAGTGATATAAGAGATAGTAAATCTGGAACATCATATACAGATGCTTCTGGAGATACATACACATCTACAGGAGATGGTGGTATTAAATTTGAACCAAAAGTTTCTAAACCTGCTGTTTCTCAAAAAACAAAAGGTGGGGTATCCTATGGAACAGGAAGAGGTGGAACAGCCAGTGCCCAAAGACAGATGAAAAAACAATCAGCACCTAGTAGTGCGGCAGAATCATTTAAACAATACGGAAGATTTTAATAGGAGATAATTATGGCAAATGGAATGATGGATAATCCAATGGGAGCACAACAATCTCCTATGGAACAACCAATGAATCAAATGGGAGCAGAAGATGCTGTGCTTGATATGCATTTAACAGAAGATGTTAAAAAAGCATTACAAGCAAAAGGTGTAGATATATCTGCTGTAGCTGATAGAGGCCCTCAAGAACCTGTTATTGTAATACCAATATCAGTTGTAATGGAAAACTATCCTGCAGGAACACCAGAAGAATCAATGCAATTATTTGTAAGAGACATGACTAAAAATCAAAGACCAGTTTCTGCAGAGCAACCAATGGAAGCTCCTGCAGATTCACCTAGTCCAGAGGGATTAGGTGCACCAATGAATAGGCCACCTATGACTGCATAGTCATAGCCCCAAAGCGACTCTAGGCCACCTGTTTTCCAACAGCACCACTCAAGGAGGATAAAATGGAAGAAAATAAACAAGAAGAAATTCAAGAGGAAACTCAAGAATCTCAAACAGAGGCTCTTCTCGAGCCTGTTCCTTATAAACGTAAAGTTACTAAGGAAGAAGCAGAGGACACAGCTACCGTTTCAGAGGACACTTCTTCAGAGGAAGAAGCCACTCCAAAGGAAGAACGCCCTGTCAACGCTGAAGAGAAAGTGTTTAAGAAACGTTATGACGACCTTAAACGACATTATGATTCTACAGTCAATAAGCATAAAGACGATATTGAAAAACTAAAACGTCAATTAGAAGATAATGCTGACAAGATTAACTTGCCAAAAACTAAAGAAGAAGTGCAAGAGTGGCGTAAACGTTATCCAGATGTCTATGACATTATAGAGACCATAGCCTATACTAAGGCAGATGAAAAAGCTAAGAAAGTTGAAACTAATCTTAAAGAATTAGAGAGCCAACAAATGGCCGTTCAAAAAGATAGGGCAGAAGTTGAATTAGCTAAAATTCATCCAGACTATAGTGAGATTAGAGCAGATGAAAAATTTCATGAATGGGTAGCAAATCAAGACTCTACAATTCAAGGTTGGTTATATGAAAATACAACTAACGCAAAATTAGCGGCTAGAGCTATAGACTTATACAAAATGGATACAGGATATGGTAAAAAGAAAACTGCTAAATCAGTTGAAGCATCTAAATCTGTTACATCTACTAATAAACGTGAAGTAGATACGTCAAACAAAAAAGTATGGAAGATTAGCGAAATAGCTAAAATGAAACCCGTACAATTTGCTAGATATGAAAAAGATATCGACTTAGCTAGAAAAGAAGGTAGAATTGTCAATGGCTAATCTTTAACTGTCTATAGGAGGACAACATGGCAATATCAAAATCGGCGGGTTATGATAACCTACCATCGGGTAATTTTTTACCTATTATTTATAGCCAAAAAGTCCAGAAGTTCTTTAGAACTGCATCAGTAGTAGAAGATATTACTAATACTGATTATGCAGGAGAGATTGAAAATTTCGGAGACACAGTT